CCCACCAGGTCGCGCATCTCCCGGATGCCGCCCTGCAACATCATCGCCACCGGGTTGTCCTCGAGGCGCCGCCTGGCAGCCTCTCGCGCTCTCCTGCTGCCCACCGCCATCGCGGGCGCCGCCCCGGCGACCTGTAGCGCCCCCTTCGCCAGCTCGGCCAAACCCACGCCGGTCTCCACCGGCTCCTCGATCATCGTCCTCACATCCATGCCGCGCTCCACCAGCCCCGGCACGATGTTGGCCTGGGCCGCTTCCGGGTCGAACCCCATCTCAGGCCGCCCCGGCTGATACGGAAACTGCTGCTGCCACTGCTCCAACAAGCCCGGCGCCCGCGTAATCGGGTCGCGGCGCGTAGTCGCCGGTATGGCCGCGGCCATATGCCGGTCCATGAGCGCTTGCAGCAGTCGCTGGTTGACGGCCATAGCCTACCCCCGCTGCGCTTCCTGACCCGCCTGGGCGCTTACCTGTTCGCTGACCCGCTGGGCGTTGCTCTGGACTACGCCCTGTATACCCATGCCCCCACCACCAGGTGGTCCCGGTGGCTGAGGCGCAGCCCGGCCCATCGCCTGGGCCTCCTGCGCCATCCACTGCTGATGCACCTGTATGTGGGATTGGGTGGCTTGTATCGCCATCTGTAGCTGTTGCTGCTGCTGTAGCTGCGGCGCCACCGGTGCCCCCGGCATCGGCGCCACCGCCGGCATCTGCTGTAGCTGGCCCATCTGCTGCATGAGCTGGTTGAGAAGCTGGCCATGTATCTCTACATGGACCTGGTGGTCCTCGCCCTCGACAACCCCCGGATCGCCGCCCGTCTGCAGATAGGCCACGTTCTCCAACTGCGCCGCCTTCGTAGCGTCCGCGTCCATACTATCCTTGAACAGCTTGTCAGGATCTTTGACCCGGTGAGCCTTCAGCAGCGTGTAAATAGCCTGGTGTCGATCTATCTCGGGTAGCTGTATCAGATTGCTGAACAACTGGAGCGCATCGTCGCGCTCGAGCTGCTCCACCAGCGGCGCCATGCTGCCCGCCTCGACACTCACCTTGAAGTCTACCTTGAAGACATCGGCCATGATGGCCTCGTAGATCGGCTCCTGGCCCTCCTCCGCCACGTTGAGCACGAACTCCTCCGGGTGGTATCGCTCGTCGGCCATCATCCGAAACGCGGACCGGACGATCCAGCTATAGGCGTCCGCCACGCTCTGCTGCATCCACTCGCGGTTGAGCTGGCCGTAGCTGGCGATCAAGCTGGCCTCGGTAGCCGTCCGCTTGGGACCGCCCCCCATCGCCATCTGGCTGACCTGAAGGCTCTGCTCCTCCATGAAGCGGGCATCCGACTCGAGCCCGAGCTGGTCCGAAGGCAGACTGCCAAACGGCAGCTCCCGAAAGCTCGTAGCCACATCGTCTACCCACACTATCTCACCATCGCTCGCATTCTCGAGCGTATCACTCAGATTCGCGTTGGCTTCCCGCTCCCTCCTCGATCCCAGGACGATCCGCTGAAACCGCTTCAGCGAATCCGCCCGCCGGGAGATGCTCTCGACCTGTAGGTTCTGGGTATCCTCGACATACGCCAGCGGTGGCAGCGGCCAGAAGGTGTCGGCCTCCATATCGAACCGCAGCGCGTAGTACGGAAAGCCGCTATCTACCAGATAGCCGCCCGTCTGCTCGAATTCACCCGAGAGCAGTTCCTCGCCCGTCAGCGGGTCTGTGACCATCACCGGCTCCTGCTCCAACATCGGGTGGTCGATCTCCTCGATAGGATCGCGCACCCCATCCGCAAACGTCAGCCGCTTGCGATGCACCCGGTCATGGACCTCGTAGAGCAGCACCATCTCGCCGGCTTGCTTGCTCTCCCGCACGGCGCTCTGGACCTCGTCGTGGAGGTCCACCTCGCCGTAACCCGCCATGAAGCCGTCCGCCTCCTGGGCGTCCTTGCTGATCGGCTTGATCTGGCGCCGGTTGACGTAGCGCTCGTCGTTACGCACGAACTCATACGGCACATACATCTGTTCGATGAGGTAGCGGGCATGGCCCAAACGATGCGGTGGCGTCAGCGGATCGAGGCAGATGTTGACCGGATCGACGCGGTGGCAATACGGGAAATCGTCCCGCATCGTGTCGTTAGCCACGTAGGCCGGGTCGATAGCATCGTCGCCAGCAGGGTTATACCCTACCTTGAGCCATCCCACGCCGCAGAACAAGGTGTCAAACGTCGCCTGGCGGATCTCGTCCTTGGCACTCATCAGCTCCAGCGCCGCATTGGCCGCCCGCTCCAGTAGCTCCGCCTGACGCTCATAGTTCTCGTTCTCGACCTTCAGCCAGACGCGCGGGTAGGCGAACGATACGGACGCCAGAATCTGGCGCACCAGCGTATAGAACCGGCTGATCTTGATAACCCGCTCATCCGGTAGGCCGGGGATGTCGTAGTCCATCCGGTATTGATCCAGAAGGCGCCGCCAGACCTTGTGCCGCTTGCTCATGTACTTGCGACAGGTCTCGATCTCACCTTCCCAGAAGTCTATCTGGCGTTGTGTGGCCATAGAAGGCTGCTACTTCCTGCCGCCCCCGCGCTTGCTGCCGCCGATAGTGGCCGCCGGGCCCTTGCGCTTGCTGTTGGGCGTATCCTTGACGGCGCCGCTGGTCTTTATCTGGCCGCCATTGCTATGGGGTGTTCCGTTGAACGCTTTCATCGTCAATCGCCTCCGTAGCGGTGGCGGCCCCCTCGGACCATCGCCGCCATCTCGTTTATCAGCTCCTGGCCGGTCCCCGCCAGTTGGGGTTTCTCGACGCGATAAGGCTTGTATATGTGCACCATGCCATACCGCCAGGCATCGGCCTGGTGATCGTCGCTATGGGTATCTACATCCTCGGCGTTGTTACGGTCCCGCGGTAGCGCCGGCACCGTCTGCCACCAGGGATCGGTCCACCCCTCGAACGTCTTAAAGCGCTTGTGATGCAGGGCATCCCGGCATATCCGCCAGCCGCCGACTCTATCGTTGTTTGCTGGCGTCAGGTGGAGCCCCACATCCGCAAAGACATCCGCAGGCGAATGCTCGTTGATCGGCGTCAGGCGCCGCTTAACAAACATCGATGGATCGACGTAGATAGCGCTCGGGCGCCGCCCCTTTGTCCAGGGGCAGTTGTCGATCATATCCAGGACGCCCTCGGCGTGCTCTGACGCCGAGCGATCCGCCTGGTGATAGGTCGATACCATGTAGACCGTATCGTCGTAGTCCACAGCCGCGAGCCAGGCGCTCGTGGGATTCTTCTCGCCGTAGTCCATCCCCATCGCCAGTTGCCAATCGGGCGGGATGTCGAAGGGCTCGACCATCACCTCGCGGCGCTTGATGCTGAAGTAGCTGCCTACCAGGGCGTCCCAATCACCCTCGAGCCATGCCTGGACCAGCGCCTCATCCCCTACAGCCTTGAGCCGCTCCAGGTAACGAGGATCGGCCTCGAGCAGCTTCTTGTTGTCGTATATCCGCGCCGGGATGTAGACGCGGCTCATTCTGGTTGCCGGGTCGATATGGGGCGCCATCGGGTCGGCCACATCGACAAACCGGCTCTTGACCGCGGCGTGACCGGGACCGCCGGGATTGCCGGTAGCTCTTATCCGCATTCCCTTGACGTTGTGGGCTGACCGCAGCGTAGCCTTGAGCAAGTCATAGGACTCGAGCGTAGGCCAGTTGGTCAGCTCGTCCCACCCTATCCAGGTGTAGGCGTGGCCCTGGTAGTGGGCCGCGTCGTGGACGCTATCTATGTGGCGGAACTTCAGCGTGGCACCGCTGGGGAACCACCACTCGTGGCGTCCCACCTTATAGTGGGCGCCGCGGTATAGCACCTGGCTGCGCCGTATCAACTCGTCCAGCTCGGGATACGTGCGGCGGAATAGGATGCCCTGCCAGGCCGCGCCCTGCTCCACATCGGCGAGAAAATCGCCGAGGAGGTAATCGCTCTTGCCGCCGCCACGGCCACCGCCCAGGAATAGCTCGTCCACCACGTAGCGGGCGTCGATGGCTATCGCTTGCGGCCCGAGCTGCGGGCGCCAGGTCACAATGGTATTAGTTGTCGCGGCCATTGCTTCCCACTTCAGCCTCTACGATGGCGTCTACCGCGCTCTGCTGCGGCAGCGCCTCGGTGATCTCCTCCCGGCGCTCGACCCACTCCGCCAGGTTCTCGGGCGCCGCTGGGGGCGCTTGTATCGTCGCCTGGTGCGAGGTGGTCACATCGGCCACGATCTCTTTGGGCTGAAGCCTGACCAGGAACTCGAAATACTTGTCAGGCGACTTCGCCATCAGCTCCGCCAGCTTCGCCGGGCCGCCGTGGCTCTCGAAGACTTTGACAAACTCATTTTTGAGCGTAGTAAACTTGTCTTTTGTGCCCTTCTTGCGCCCCGGATTGTTCGTAGTCCACCGGCCTTTTTTGTCTCGGCCATCATCCCGCTCATCTCCGTTCATAACGGAATCCCCCATATCACCTACTCCCCCGCCAATACAGCATACCCAACAGGATCGGCACCGCTACGAGCAGCACCGGCACCAGGTAGGACAGGTGCAGCACCGCCCGATACCAGGGCAGCTCGTGGCCGTACTTGTCGCACATCTCAACCAATTAGTAGCTCCAGATCGAGGGCCGCGGCACGCTATGCTCGCCGTAGCCCAGATCGTCCAGGTGCAAGAATCGATGCTCGCCCTTCTGCTTCACCCCAATCCCGGTAAACCCACATACCAGCGCCTCGGTCAGGATGTCGTAGGCGTCTACACCCGCACAGGCGATGTCTACGGCTCGTCCTTTGGCATGGGTGCCTGGTGTTGACTTAGCCACCTCGATACTATGGGCGGGGCTCCTGTAGCCGCTGGTGATCGTCAGCGGGTGGCCGTAGTGGTTGCGGAGGAGCTGTAGCCGATCCATGAAGGCCAGGTCCATCCCGCACTCGCCGGTCTCGCTGCACGCCAGCTCGGTGAAGGCGAAGTTGGGCCAGCGGTCGGTGGGCCATGTGGCCTCGGTGTAGCTCATTTCTTTTTCGGCTTCGGCCTGGTCTTCTTCTTGCCCTTCTTCCGCGCAACCGCTGCGGCCTTCTTGCCGGCGGCGGTATACGGATAGTGGACGTTGCCTACTTTGGGCATTCGCTGATCCTTGTTTGATAGCCGCCCTGGTCTCCGGGAGGTATGCGGCGGGTAGCCACCGCGGCTTGCGAGGCCAGGTCGCCTGTATGGGTCTTGGCGCCCATCGAGGCGATGTGAGAGCC